TTTAATATTAAATTAAGATTATTTACCATCTAATTTTTTTCCAATGAAGAATAATAACTTCTCATGTGTTCAGTATCGATAAGATTATGAGATGGTTCATAAGTATCTGTATTTCCTCTAGCGTTAAGCCACGGAGTTTCGTTATGAGTTAATAACTCTAATTCATCAGCTGACATATGACCATACATACTATAAATTGTTGTTAAAAACGTTTTTAAGTATTCATTTTCTTCTATACACTCAGGTATTATATGTTTTCCCATTATATTGCAATATCCATAATTTTTATACTTGTAATATAAATCAGGACATACAGGACCATGAATCCAAGCTTCATATGCAACCCCAGTCAATGGTTGATTGTTAACTGCCCAATACCAAGCTTCTGCATAATAACATAATTTTTGCAACTTTTTATTTGAAAATGAATGCATATTTAAAAATGTTTCTGCCACTTCAAAAATAGTTGGCATTTGTTTTTCCCCCATCCTATTAAATAGCTTAATTACTTTACCCATAACGAACACCTCTTTATGTGAATTATGGCATATAAAATAGTACTAGCTGTTTATTTTTAACCACATTATAACACCCCTAATTCATAGTTTCAACAAAAATATTTCCAAATAAGTGCATTCTTGAATAACCTTACAATAAAATCATTGCCATAAATACTAATTTACATTCCATTTAATAAATATATGCCTTTCGTGTTAAAAAAGTATTAAATTAACATAACTGCACTTTGAATATTTTAAACAAAAAATAAAAAGGCCTCAAGGAAATTACTCCCTGAGATCTTTAACTATTGTGCTGGTATTTCAATCGGATCTATTACCAATTGAAGTTGTGATCCATCTTCAGTGACATATATTTTTTTAGATTGTACCACTATAGTTTCATCAATATTGGCCATAGGTGCTGACTCTGTTGCTTTTACTACCGCTTCCTCAGCATAACTTAAAAGTGTTACTTCTGGGTCCTGTAATTTAGATTTAAGCCAGGTAACTGAATCCTCAATATATTTATTAAGTTCAGTTTTGCTATAAAATAACCTTAGTATAAGAGGTAGTTTTTCATACAGTGCGGTTATAACTTGACTATATTTTGCACACCCAGTTGTGCTGCCTAATTCCTTCTCTGCTTTGACTACTAGACTATATATGATATCTTTTACCAGGGCTTTTTTACCTCTCTTGTAGAGGACTCCTAGCACCCCCGCTACAACTATTACTAGAAGTGCATCACTCCAATATGCAACTAACAAAGTATATAAAAATATTAATATGTTCATTCAATACATCTCCTCAAATTTTTATTTTACTGTTTTAAAACTTTCTACTCCTAAATTTTTAAGTTCTTCAATTCTCTTGTCTGCATTTGCTTCATCACTGAAAGAACCTGTTACAACACGATAAATTTCATTTGATTCTGCTTTTGTAATTATTGGAGCCACTACAACTACTGGTGTAATATCTTTTACGTAGTCTGCTGAAATCCACTTGCCTACCTTATTTTCAAGCACACTATAAAATCCATTAACTAAACCATATACATGGACTATAGCACCCTTTTTAAACGTAGATACAATAGCAGAGGTTACACTTGCATGGTCTCTTTGATTAAGTGTTGTAGCGGTAACCTCACCTAGTTTAACAGGTGTATAAGAAGATACTTTGGCAGTAACCGTTGAAGTCGTAGCAATTGTATGTCCTGCTATTCCCTCTGCAATAGCTCTACCAATAGCATCAGCGCCAACTTTCTTATAAATATCTACATCAGATTGAGTATCTAAGAAGAATGGTTCAACTATTATTGCAGGAGCCTTCGCGTTATTAAGTTCATAAAGACCAGTTCTTAGTTTAACTCCTCTGTTTTGGAATCCTAACGCAACTACCTTTGCACAAACTCTTTCTGCAATCACCTTACCTTTTGCACTTACATAACATACTTCACAACCATGACCACCACCTGCATTAACATGGTTAGAATCAAATATATCAACTTTAGCAGCATTCGCTTTATTGACACCATAAGCCAAATCAACAAGACTTTCGCATCTACCAGGAGTGCAATTTACAGTTTCATTGCCATCAATTTTTAAATATTTATCTACTGTTGCATCAATTAATCTATCAACAACAACTTCATTAACAAAACCATTTGCACCTTGCGCTTGTTCGTTATGTCCACCTCTATGACCTATATTCATAATAATTCCCCTCTCTTATAAACCTATTACATGTGGAGCATATTTAACTAATAGTCCATATACTGTATTTACTACCAATACAAACACTACCATCCATATTGCCCTTGTTTGAGCTCTCTTCTCTTTTGATGCGTCCTTTTTATCTTGCGCAGCTATTTTTTCTGCTTCTTTTTTATCAGCAATAGCCGTTTTTTCGTCAGCTTCTTTTTTAGCTGCTATTGCTCTTTCCTCTTCTGCTTTTTTATCTGCTATAGCTTTGAATCCGGCTGCATTCTCAGCTTGATTTTCTTTAGTTAGTCTTGCAGTTTCTTTTTGATATTCTTTAGTTGATAAAGCCAATGCTACTTGATTTTTTTCAGTCGCTATTGCCTGAGCATCAACATTCTTTTGGATATCTTTTAAAACAAATTGAGTTTGAGTGTGACTTTCTTTCATCTCATACACAACCTTTTCTGTTTCTTTTCTTGTTTCCTTTTCCTCTTTGTTATAATCCCAGATACGTTTGAATTCTTCTAACATAATACATTTAATACATTCGTCTGCCATTGTTACGCCCCCTATACTATTTATCTTTGGAGGACATACTTTGCCCTTCTTGTCATTTGTAACCCCTCAGATTTATCCAAGGGGTTAATGCCTATCCTATAGTGTTATCGCTATTACTGACCAAATCCACCACCAACCAATCATAGTCTCACCGTCTTTCAATTTTGGACATGAAAAAGACACCCTTTCGAGTGCCTAATTTAAATATTTTATACATCTACACTTACTCCACCAATCACAAGTATTCTAAAATTTGAACTCGTGCTATTAGTCGCTGGATCTACTAACACTCCTGCCTTAAAAAAATTAACTGTAATGGTTTTTCCATCAGTAGCCACATCTAAAACAGGTTCAATTTGATTCACTAAAAAATTTGAAGAGTGGTCAAGACCAAAGTAAGCTACACTACTAAATGCAAATTTTAATACTATTGTAACTGCTGTAACACTCCATGTAATACTTTCCACCATATTGCTATCTCCAACACGATTTGCCCAAGGTGCAAGTGTCCAAGTAGTAGCATCATTTTTTCTGATGGGTATAGTAAATATCCTTGGCATTAGTGCAACGCTTCCGTAGGGTTCGACATTTACAGTATTTATTATTTGCAAGTTATGAAATTTTTCATTCTCGAAATTTCTTAAAGCATAAAGTCGATTCGGTGTGTTATATCCCATAGCTAGGAAACTTGTTCCGTACTCAGCCGCCATTGTTAACCCTTCGCTTTCACCTGTTTTATTTACAGGGTAGGAAGTAATTATTGTACCTTCATAATCCAACACAGTGACTTTATTATTTGTATATAAATATATATGTTTGCCATCTGCTTCAAGCCCTTGTGGAGTTCCTTGAGTCCCAATTGTAAAAGTATTTATAATAGCATTATTTGCTAAATTAATTATTGTAAATTTGGGTGAACCAGTATCTCCACCTGATAGTACAGTGTGTAGTATCAAATAGTCATGTACATTATCTATACAAAGTAAAGCAGATGTACCTAAACTTTCATAATTTAAATTGCTATCAATTACGCTTGTAGCAAAATTAACAACATAAACATGAGTAGGATTAGTGCCACCACCATTAGACACATATATTTTGCCTGTACTTTCCCTATATGCAATTTCCGCTGAATGGCCTATGACCATAGATGCTGTTTCTGATATCTTCTTACCCGATAAATCATATTTTACAATCTTTCCATTTCCGCTCCCTAAGTCAAAAGACACATAAAAGTATCCATCATAATAGGTCAACCCTTGCATTGTTCCTGTGTCGGGCAAATAAAATAGTAGTTCGTATACATTTTTTTTACTTGCAGAAGGAGTATATTGAGACGTTGATTTTGGCGCAAATAATATATCATCATATACACCACTTTTTTCAACTTTTGTTGTTATATCAGTAGTGTTCTTTGTAACATTATCATTTGTAGCAATTAAATCTACTTGTTTTGCCTTTTCAGTAATATAGGTTTGTAACGGAATATTTGCCAAGGATGCTGCAACCGCATCCTCTCGCTCTTCTAAAGTAGGATAAGTTCCTCTAGCATTTGTTACCTCTTGAGCAAATTGTGTACCTTGTGCAATTACAATATCTGCTTTTAAAATTGCGTCCGTGGCATCCCCTAATACTGTACTTGCTTTTACATTATCATCTGTAGTATTCCCAGTTGCAATGTCAGCCTTTAAAGTTACATCAAGAGCATCACCCCCATTAATATTATCCTCTAAAACTGTATTTAAAGTATCAATTGTACCTATGTTTTCTATAGCTGTGTCTATTTTAACTAACGCATTTGTTAATGCAGTAAATTCGCTTGTACTCTCTATAGCTGCATCATCCCTTATTACATCTAACACATTGAAGTTAAAAGTAACAGATGTTAATATTTCCCCAGCAGTACCATAAATAGTTATTTCGCTTGCGACTAATCCAGCGAAACTTAATGTTTGCGTAGTCAATAAAACACTTAATTTATTAGTAACTGTAGCATCCAGTACACAATCTAAAAATACTTTTGTTCCATCAGCCTTTTTAAAATATACTCTTGAAGTTGTACCAGTTAAATTGTAACTTGTTCCACTATTAAAAAGGTTTATTATAAATTTATGACTATTTGTATCATTTTGTTTTATATTAATTGGACTATCCATATTTATTTTATTTGCTAAATCCATATTTAATGTATGGTCTATTGTATTTATCATTTTATCACTCCTTTATTTTTAAAATTATTGTAACAGTGCCAATTTTGCTCGCAAATCTCGTTTTTGTGATATTCTATCTATCCAAATTTGCGGTAATTTAGTTTCATCAATAGCAAGTGCTGCCCAGGTAGCCTCTTGAAAATTGCTTAGTTCTAGTTCTAACTCTGCCAATTGAAATTTAATATCTGTTATTTCCAGTTTATTATCACTAATATCAAGTGTAAAAAACTCTTTTGAATTGGTATCATAAACATCAAATAGCTGGACATCCCTGTCTATTTGCACAGAAACTACTTCTTCATTATCAGCTAACACCCAGTTAGTTGGAAACTCTCTATCATCGCCCCATTGCATTGTTTGTAATACTTCTCCACTTATTTTATCTATAATTAGATATTTTCTCATAGCAACCTCCCTTACCAAAATAATACCCTTCCTGTCCAATCTGTGCTACTACCACTTGCATTAAATATAGATGTTCTAATAGTTGTGGGATTATTGATATTCATAATAAACGTCCCCAAAGTTCCTGCATAACTTACTATGGGGTAGTATCCTAAGTTATGAGTTATTTCTACTACTCCCCCTCGAGCAACTGTACCCCACCAACTGTATGCAGGTTTTCGCCCTAAACCGTATATACCTTGGTTACAAAATACATCCCCGTTAAATGATGAAACCCCAGCAAAAAGAAGTTCTCCTTCGGCGGTTATTCTAAATAAAATAGCCTTTGAAGCACCATCACGAATTAAAAACTGATTAGATGTAGTATCTGTATAGTACATATCCATTGTTATACCATCTTTATCAAGTATAAGACCTGTATTACCGAGCCCATCTTTTACTAGTATATTACCATCACCATTATTTGCTCCACCAGCAACAATATTTGACCCTATGATAGTTCCTGCTGTTATAGTTGGACTTTCAATTGCAACCTGTGTTATCTTAGTTGAAGTTATATAAGCGGGTAAATTTGCTTGGTCTCCTTGAATACCTTGGATTCCCTGTATTCCTTGAGAGCCTGTTGACCCTGTATTCCCTGTTGCACCTTGAATCAATGACCATGAATACATTGCATAATTCGTACTATCTGCTAATGTACTATCGGTATATTGACCTATATAAGTTTTACCTGTAGACACTGTTGTAGAAAATCCTACCGAGCCATTTGAACTTGTTGCATAAGCAATGTGTAAATAAGAATTTAAACCATTTATACCATTCGTTCCATTTATACCATTTGCACCATCAGCACCTGCTATTAAACTCCATGTATACATTGAAGCTGTGACACTATCTGCAACTATATCATCAACATACATCCCTATATAAGTTGCAGTTGAACCATCTGAAGTAGAAAAGCCAGTACTTCCAGTTGAACTCGTAGAATAAGCAATATGGGTATAAGAAGGAGCTCCATCAAAACCATTAATACCTTGCAATCCAGTATCTCCTGTTTCGCCTTGTAAACCTTGCAATCCTGTTGTTCCATCTACACCATCAAGCCCATTTATACCATCTACTCCTGTTAAATTAACCTGGCTTTCTGCACTTAAATTATCCCAAGTTATAACTGCGTTAGGACCCATTGCTATATTGTCCCCAACAATTAATTCATCAGTTTTTATAGCTAATGCACTTATGGATTTTGCTTCTATAAAACTACCTACTATATTCCCGTCGCTAGTTATTGCAGTACCAAATGTACCATAATAACCAGTGCTTGAATAACCTAAGCCACCATTATTCCATCGCCATACTTTTGTCATAGTATTTATATCTTTGGTATCACCTATAATTATTTCATTTTCTCTTACAGTTACATAAGAATTTTTAATACCCGCCTTTATAAGCACGGTTGCATTATCTTTAGCTAGTTGCAATATATCATCTTTAGTTCCTATCTCAGCTAATCTTTCAATTATTTGTTTTATACTTAATGGCTTAACCTCAATATAGTTACTTAACGTAATTTCTATTGTTTTCTGAGCTAATATATCAAACTTTTTAATCATTGCTCTTACTTTTATATCTGTATTCAATTTAGGAACATAAACCCCTATTGTATCGCCTAAATAAACTCTTTCAGCAATTATATAATTCTTATATTCCTCTGTTTTTTCGAGTTGTACAAAATTAATTGCATAACTAGCCTTAATTTTATCTATGCCATTGATATCATACTCTGCCTGTATTCTTCTATTAAGTTCGGTTTGTGCCTGGGCTAAAGTATCGTAACCCTCTTCACTATTTTCGCCCTTAACTTTAACGTCTGAATACTCAATCACATCTGTATAAACTCGATTGTAGCTATTAATTAAGGGGCTATCTATATAATTACCTACAATGCCATCAAAACCCTTACCCTGTGCTCTTGTAACGAGATTATCTATATTGGAGGTACATTCAAACCCTGTAAGATTCTTACCCTCTCTTATCGTAACCCCTCGGCTTATTCCTATAAAACTATTGATATATTCTATATATCCTCGCCTTTGAATTTCTCCACCCCAGTTATTTAAAAATGATTGATCACAATCATGTAGAGCCTGATATAATGTCATTTTTTGATAATAGGCGGTAGAAACATTTGAGATATTAGAAACAACTTGAATTTCTTTTATTCCAATGGCATTAGATACTAGATAATTACTAGCATTCGCACCGCTCATTGTAGTAGGTCTTACATCCTCTAGCCACAAGGTTAATTCCTCGGCTATAGTAATTTGCCTTGCAACAATAGTAATGTACCTAGTGCCCACGGTGGGCTTACTAATCCTAAAGAATTCTTCTCCATAATCCATTAATACTTTTAAAATTACTTCCTCTTGCAATAGGTCCTGAAGATTATCCTCAATAAGAAACGTAGCATCTAAAATATAATTTCCAGTACTTAAGTCTTCATTTGTTTCACACTTAGTACAATATTTATCTAAACTTTTTCCGTTGCTCCCCAACACCATACTTTTAGTAGCAGTAGAGGGAAAATACGCTACTTTTATTTGCTTTTTCATATTGCCCTCCTACTTGTAATTGGTAGTGTATTCCACTATTATTTTTGTTACAGTTCCAATATAAGCTATTGTATTTTCACCTTTTACGAATAAAGAAAAATCCCCCAAAGCATCACTATCTTTAGAGGTTAAATCTATATTTCTTACTTGCATTAGTTTACTATCTATTTCAACATAATCAACTACATTATTAATTTGCATTGTTTCTCCATTAATAGTTAATTGTATATTGCCAGTTGCATAAACTTTTATAAGCGGTTCTCCTGGAGCATTACCACTATAATAAAATGAGAAGTTATTAGAGGTTATTTCATAAACTGTAGAATTTAGATCACAGCTAAAAGGTTCACAAATAAATGTTATTTCAAATTCTCCTATTGATCTAAATTCTTTTTTTAGATTCCCAAACAATACCTTTTTAACTACATAACATCTATCCTGCCTACCGAATATCATTCTATTATCTTGGATCTCAGTAAGCCATTCATAAACCATATCAAAATCTATTTCAATATCTTCAGATAATATTGTAAGAGTAAATGGAATTGGTTTATCTGGGTAGGTACCTTTGTTTATATATAGTAACCCATTCCTACCCTCAACTGGTACTTCTTCAAATTCCTCATTACTAATAGGTATGGATGGATATTCTTGTAAAAATAAATTCAGCCCAATACTTGTATTGTTGTTAAAATTTATTTCACCCTCTTTTAACATCTAATCACCTTCCCTTGTAAAAATCATTTAGTACTCCTTGATTTGGAGCAACTACGCTTTGTGTAAATTCTTTACCATCTACAATTAGTTTTGCTATAAA